AGTTGTGGCGTCCCAGCCGTTTGTGGCTAACGCAACTGCTATGCCTGTATTGTCAATAGTAAAATAATAAAAGCATGTGCCATAGGTTTTTGTGGGATCGTGAACTATCTGCAACACTCGACATATTCTGTCTCCGCTAATTGTAAAGCTATCGAACCATTCCGTCATTAGCCCCGCGTCTATAAGCGCAGACCGCAAGGCTGTCGCTACGCTGGCGCTTGTAAAGCCTGCGGTAATAAGATATTCCTGCTTAGTAACGGCCATATTAAGCTGAAAGAGTCTGTTGGCAGTATAGCCGGCATCAGGGCCGGGTCAGTCCCGTAGCTGCCACGGTCAGGCCCGACTCGAAGCCAAGACCCAGCACCGGGCCAGCGCTCCGCAGGGTCGGCAGCAGCAGCACCAGGCCGACCGGGAGCGCAACAGCGGTAGCGTCTGTCGTCGGCAGATCGAGCATCAACACCACTGCCGCATCGCGCCGGATGGTTTTGTCCAGGAACGCTGGGAACGCGACTGCCGTTAGTCCGTCGATAGTTGCATAGTCCAGGTTGACAACCGGGCCAGCACTTCGCAGTACAGGCAAGAACGGATCGAGCGTAACCGGTACGGCTACGACTGACATTATGTTGGATAGGTTCAGCAGTAACGGATTCGCGCCCAGATTCAGCGGCGAGTTGCGCGGGCCATAGACAGACTCGAACGTTAATTCATAGATAAGGTCAATGGTGACATTAAATCTGCCTTTCTTTACTGACTGCTTGGTTGGCTCTCTTTCGATTGTCCACGTTGTTCCCGTAAGCCTTTTTCTAAAGTCTGCGTTATTAACTCCTCCCGCCAATTCTTCGGGCAGTTGTGTTAGCGACCACAATCCGCAACCGCTGGCATACCATGGCAGCAGCAGCGCCAGTGCTTGCGCGTCATTTACGTTTTCAAATGTTAGCTTCCATCTTGAATCACTAGGCAGCGAGCCAAGGATCTCAGGGAATGAAGCCGACCGGAAACTAGCGACGATAATCGGATAGCCAGGTAGCGTCAGCTCCCAATCTGTTGGAGTTATTGCCGGCAGCGTTAAGGGTAGGCGTATAGTCATGGCGAGTAGGTGGCTGCCACTCGCGCTTTGATTGGTAGCTTCACCGTGCAGCGTCCAGCCTTGGCAGCGACGACCTGCGGCGAGCCCGCAAAGTGCCACGTTGCGCCAGGAAAGGGTAGCGTCAAAAGGCTGTTTAGCCCTCCACTTGTGCCGGCCAGAATCTCTGGCGTCAGGTTGATTGAAGGTATCAAAGACAGAGAGCCGTAGATCCCGTAGTTGCTATCCCACACTATGCAGACTTGCTCTGCTTGCGCGTAGGTGATGTTTTCCCATGTAAGATCCATTGTATCGCCAGATGGTTTATTGCAAAGCGGCCATCGCACTGTTCGGCCATTGCGCATTTTCATGCGTTTCTGCGGCCATTGGCCCATCGTAAAGGAACGCGCTGTAGGCACGATGCCTGGCAATGCGTTAATGATGTTCATAGCTCAATCACCCAATTTGCGTCAGTCTCGTATGTAGTCCAGTTTGCTCCAAGCAGACTATAACCGTTTGCATCGGTGGGATGGTGGAACGCTTCAATAGTAATAACCCCTTCACCGTCGATGTTGACTTTTTTTATTTCGTAGACGCGGGGTTTTGTGGTAGCGTTTCTGATTGCGAAGAAGCGCTCTGTTGGTGAAGCAAGGCCATCGAGCACAACGATTTGCTCTTCTTGTGGGTCGTTACTCATGTCCCAAGTAATCGCATCATAATAGCCGTCTGCTGCCGGCAGAAGCCATGGGCGAATGGTGACGATGGTTCCGTCTCTCTGTATAAAGCCTTGGAAGGAAGTGCTATAGCTAACAGCGTCAAAGTCCATTATGAAAAAGCCGCCAGAGCGCAGTTGCGCTGCTAGTACGTCTGGCGATGTTGTAAAGCTAATTTGATGGTCGTGTATGGTTACGAATCGAATGTAGTAGCAGGCAGCATCAATAGCTTGCCTGTAGTTAGTACACCACTCCGATAAGTCAAGTTCTTTGACTGGAGCATTTACGCTGGTACTTGCCTCTCTCACCATTGCCACGCGCTCACGGGCAAACAGCGGCGACTCTGCTCCTGTTGATTCTTCTCTCCATTTGACTTGTACTATAAAAGGCTGCCTTGTTGCATAGTCAATAGTGTTTAGCCTAAAAGATCCCTCTTCAATGTTGCCGTTATTAAATTGCGCTTCAACCTTGAGTGGCGCATCAAACTCAATCGCTTTTTTAAGATAGTAAACGCCGCCAAGTCGAACCAGCTTGAGTAGATGCGCTAATGCAATCTCTGACGCCCAGCTCAGAATGTTTAGCGGTTCATCTTCGACCTTATCGTAAAAATATCCCCGGTCTTGGCACCATTGCGCCGCCTCCTGAAAGCTCGGCCTGTCAATTTGCGCCAGTTGCGTGCGAGGGAAGGCGCCTAGTTCGGGGTTTGTCATTACTTCGCGCAACCAGTCTGGCCATAAATGGCTTGATCCTTCTGTGTCGTTATTTAATAGCCTAGGCATTTGATGGCCGTTATTGCAGAAGCCGCTAAAACCTGAAAGACTGTTGAACTCAAGCGATGCTGAGATGTTCACGCCTACAGGCGCCAGAGATTCGTAAGATGGCGTCATGTCAAGATCGCCATAGTAATTTATTTGCGTGATTTGATGCTCTGGGCTATTGCTTACGCTTGATTGGATGTTTTCGTACGGGAATGCTTCATCGAACCTAGCGTAACCGCCAATCATGGATTCGTACTCAGGATCAGCCCAGCCAAGGCCAATGTCAAACTTAGGCTCAAGCTGTGAGATTTTGCGGTTCTTGCTATTTGTTGGGTTTATGATGTAGCCAGTTGATATTACGGTGACGCCGGCAGCAGTGGATTCCACCTCTTCACCGCTGTTGGTATCAAGCACTACGATTCGAGTAATAGCATTTTGGCGAACTTCCCAACTGGAGATCGGCACAAGCCTGTCGATCCATCGCTTGCTGGATGGATGGATAATCCTTAGGTAGTTATGGACCTCTTCGCCGCTAATACCGGCTATTGCGAACAGATCGGGAAACTGTGTCCATGTGACGCCGCGATCTTCGCTGTACTGCAAGGCGTTTACGCTATAGCGACGTGTCTTTGTAGTGATAGAATCTCCGCCGCTATCGTAACGAGAAACCGATATAACGCCATTCGCCGTTTTGCCGACTTGGTTTTGGCCGGCGCGACTGTTGATGGTCTGCACTTTCGGGCATGACCTGAAACCTGTTATGCCATTTACGGTTATGCCAACTCTTGACTTAATGATAATTTCGCAAACCCTAAACTCTCTGACTGCGCTAAATGATGCTATTGCCATACGAAAGACTTGCGCGGCTTGAGAGCATAGCTTGTAACGGCCTTGAGTGCCGCTTTGCAGGTTGGCAAGATCATTGCTTGGGTTGTACTCTGGCGGCAGAATCGTAGTGCCGGATTCGTCTGGAAACAGAAACTTAGGACCAATGAATTGCACGCTTCCGGCCTGTACTACCGTAAAGACATATTCCATGCTGTTGCCATCGCCAACAGGCTCCTGCTCTGAGTCACTAATAAAGATCGACTCGCCAGAGCTTTCCGATATTCTTTCTTCGAGTATCCCCCAGCAACTGCCTATCCTGTAAAGCTCGTTAGGAATCAAGGCAGAATCTGCCGAGTTTTGCACGCCGGCAACAGCAGCAGCAACGCCGCCCATTTCCGCTTCGGACTCTGCATCATTATCTATGACCCGTGAATTGGTAGTATTAAATCGGATCTTTGTCTTAGCGTCAGTAGTGCCGTTGATCGCGTAGAGCAGCGAATCGCCAACGGCAACGCTTTGTGTAACGATTTGGTAGTCGCCGGTAGCAGGAGTCGTCCACGTCGAAGAGCCGCTGGCCTTGCGCTTACGCAATCCGCTTCGCATTGACCAATAAAACTTACCCTTCCATATCTCTACCAAGGCCGCTGCATCGTCATCAGTGCGTACCTTGTCGTCATCGTCAATCCTTGCTGCGATGGTTGGCTGTATTGTTACTGGTTGCCTGTGCATCATCGCGTTAGGGCACCAACCGTACAGGCCAAACGCCGTACTGGTTGATGGCGTTTCGCTCATGCAAAATGCTGTCTTGTATTGACCGTTTGTGGTTTCAAGCGCAAACACGTCTTGGCCGCCACTGTTTTGCGAGTTGCCAGGATCTCTGCTTGCACTTCTGCCGGCGATGAGTTGGGTTGAGTTAATCCGCCCACCGTTAGGCGCAAAGTATATGGAATATCGCGCTCCCTGACTTAACGCTGTGCCGGTGTAAGCGTAAGCGCCGAGCGTGTTGTTACCAAACGCCCAGCCACTTTGATCCCAAGCATCTGCCGGCATTCCAGCGGTGCCGCCAAGAAAAATACCACGAAACATTACTGATCCGTTATTTGCCAGCATCTGCGACCAGAGCAGCGGCATTGCGACACGAACGCCGCCAAGGTTATTTTCGCGCTTGGCAATTACTACGGGAACAAACTGCCCGATCCTGGCAGGTTCCTGCATCGAGTCGAACCCGAAGCGCGGCGAAGATCGTTGGTTGTTAGTTGTTGGAGTACCGCTTTTTCTGGTGGTAGTAATTCTCGACTGTTGCCGCGCCGGGAACAGCAGTGAAGACAGTAGCGATACGCCAACTGAGATCGCTAAATTAACAAGTACAGGAACCAATGGCCCGCATACTGGCCCTTCGGCAGCAGCAGGCCGCTCTACTGACTCCCTTAACGTAATCGCCTTCCATTCCCGGTACGTATCCTCCGATACGCCCAGAATTTGAGCAAGACGCTTTTCGTAAGGGAGTAACTTAATCACAGTAAGCGAAAAAGTTTAAGTGAGCCGCAAGCGTTGACGGGACCGGCAATTAAGCAGCCATAATGTCTGACGGTGATAAATGTGTCTGCATTAGGAAGCACTCCAACGCCAAAGGAACCATCTCCCCGGTCGAAGCGAATCAAGGCGCCGGCTTCAGGCTTCTCGATGGGTTCGGTCAGCTCGCCCCAGTCCTCGTCCAGCTCCCTCCAGTGGCCCCGCTCAGCCGCCGTGTACCAGCTCCGCATACGATCTGCCGGCCAGGACATTCCCAGTTCTTGACGTACCGCCTGGGCCGTCCTGAAGCAACAGGCCGCCCGACCGTCCCGTGGGTCTGCGCCGAGTTGCCAGGGCAAGCCAGACCATTTGCGCCAAAATGTCAAAACGAAATCCCTCCGCTAGATGGCAGTGGCCCGACTTGGGCCGCCGTGAGTCTACGGGTTGGCGCGGTCCCTGTGACAAAATTAAGCGGATTGCCAAGTTTTAAGGTAACAACAGAGAATGCTTCTTCTTCTCCTGGCACAGCATCGACATAGCCAAAGGTATCGCAAGCGCAAATGGTTGAGCTTAGAAAGTTCAACTCGTTCCATGTCGGGTATCCGTTTACACTAGATGGTGGCGTGCCAACAAGTAGCACGGTCGAAATCTTGGCAAGCAATAAATCCTCAGACGCTTGCCATAGTTTTGCGGTTGAGATAATGTTTGCTGGCGCAATTAACTCATAGTCTCCGCTTTCGTTGCCATCGGTTGACAGGTCGCCGGCAATACTGTAAGGGCT